TCTTCGTTCTCCGTTTTCAATACACGGTTCATATACTCGTTTATCTTTTTTTCAATCCATCGAATAGATAATTGACCTGACGTTGTGATGGCAGACGCTTGACGAATATCAAAGAATCGGAAGTATTCGTTACCCAACGCACCATAGGCTGAGTTAAGACATACTTTCTTAGCGAGTTGCAAGTTATTATATCTCGCAATCCTCTTCTCAATCTCGAATCTCTTAGACGGATCTTTTTCGAGTTCAAGTTCTTTCTTAGCCTCAATGGCTTTCTTTTTATACTTTGAGCGGTCATTATACATTGTCTCCATCATCTCAGGCAGAAAGCCTTGCTTACGAGTATCAAAGAACTGACCATTTGGTGTCAGGGTATGGTGAACCAACCCATCTGTAATGACAGACTCGCCAAGAAGCCGATCAACATCAACACCACGAACGAGAATATTGCGATGAACATTTTCATAATTTTCAGGCTCCAAGAATGTTTCAGGTGAAATGTTATACTGCATGATAAGATGCGGATACAGAGAGTTTAAGTCAAACGAAGCCACCCAGTTATAGAGACCAGGCTTTGGTTCTTTGACATATGCACCAACATAGGCCGCATCTTTACTATGCTTTGTGATTGGTGGAAGAACCATGTTCTTCTCACGAAGATGATTATAGATGAGAGCATCCCACATGCGAACTTGTGCGAACACATCATCATAGTTGGTCTTACTATCATAAGCAAGAGTAAGAGCCAACTCAATCAACTTCAACTTATCATCTAGACGGTCGATGAGTTCAACGTCTTTGATGTTATATTCTATGAAGAGCTGATAGTTGTCTCTGTAGAGTGTGTGTAGATTACCATACTCTTCATAGGAGAGTTTACGCTCACCAAGTTCAACGTGAGCAATGTTGTCAAGTTTATAGGACTCCTGAGACTTACCTTCAGGAGCATAACGCTGATACAAGTCAATATAGTCAAGAGATGAAATGCCTAGCATAACATAGGTCTTGAACTGTCGACCAGGACCAAAGTTGATTTCACGTTGGTTCAATACACCCCATGGTGAAAGCCTCTTGGCATAATCTTCACCAAGAAGTTTTGTGACACGATTGACAATGTAGGGAATATCGAAGAGCTTGATGTTCCAGCCTGTAATGATATCCGGATAATCACCAGACCATTCATCAATAAAACGCTTGATCAGGTCGATCTCATCACGACACTTGATATACTGAACATCATCGCGGTTGTTCTTGAACTCACCGCAGCCGAAAACAACGAACTTATCACCCATCTTGTATGTGATGGCCGTGATAGGTTCGTTTGCATCATCTGGTTCAGGGAAGCCGTTCTCGCTACCCACTTCGATGTCGATATTACAGATACGAAGATAGTCTAAATCCCAATCTACTTCATTTGGAAACCGATCTGCGATAAAGGCATACTCATACTTCTGATTGCCATAAATCTTGAAGCCTTGCACTTCATCATATTGCTTTACAAAGTCGCGACAATCACGGATGTTACCTGGCTTGATTTCACCAACATACTCACCCTTGACAGTTTTGAACTGTGTTGGTTTATTGGAAGGCACAAAGAGTGTCGGGAAATAATCAGAGCGGAGATTTACTCTCCGCCCTTGATCAACACCACGATAAAGAATCCTTGAACCGTAAACTTGAACGTTAGTGTAGAATGTTTTCATCACACGATTAGTTTAGAAGAGGGAGGGGCAATGATGCCACCAAACATGGAGTTATACTGATTGATAAACTCCTGCACAGGCTTAGATGTAACTATAACATGGGCCTTGTGCAAAGTAAACTCTTTCTGCTCAGAAAAATCAAACCAAGGTGCAAAACCTACAGTAGGAGTTTTTGGATCGGTCTTGCTCGGCATGAGAACGACACGAACAGGATTCTTGATCTCAATCGTCGTATCGTTTTCATTCAGAACTTCCGACATAAGCTCTTCACCAGAGATAAGTCGGATCAATTTAAGATTAGCAGCCATTATTCTTCAACCTCCATAAGATAGTCATAAACACCGATTGTGACCCACTTTTCAGGGATCAGACTGACACGGCTTCCAGATTCCGTGCTATAGGTGTACTTGTTGTCGTAATCGACAATCTTTGCGATACGTTCCCACTTACCATCGTAGGCACGTTGCTTGAACTGGATTTCAAGAATGTTCATGCCATATTCCCAATTCTTGGCGGCCATCATATATCCTTTCAGAAGTAATTATCAGTGGAGAGTAGTTTGAAGTGAAAGTTTTCCAGACCTGTTTCAATACAGGAATCACAGATTATACCAGGTCTATAACCAGATGTCAAGACCTCATACATGTTACCATCTGCGATTGTTGAACCATAGAAGCCAATCATGCGAAGGCTTCCATCGTGCCAAGGTGCTATCTCAGAAGCACAGTGCATAGCTTGAGTGCTTTCTTCACCAAAAATTGGTTCGTATTCTTTTTTGCAGTGATTACACACGACCATAATCAGTCCCAAAGACCGCGGAAATACTTACCAAACAGGCGAAGTGCATTGTCGATACGTTTGTCTTGTTTAGTCTTGGCTTCGAGATCCCACTTACCTTCTTCGGTATAGAACTCTTCAAATTCATCACCGTTGGCAATCTGATTAAAAGCCCAGATCATTTCTTCCATGATCCATCTGTAACGCTCTTCTTCTTTATCATCAAGACCAAGTTCATCAATCTCACCTTTTCCGATATGAGGCACATCTTCAGGATCAGAATGAAAATAACCGTGATTAGTCTTGAGAAGTTGAACAAGCATCGGATGAATGATCAATGCAAGAGTATGGTCCATCGACCATGTATCATAAGGATCAATACGAACTTTTATGTTACGCTCACGCCTAGTAATCTTGTTGATTGTATAATCAAGAATTTTTTGTAGAACTCCACAAAACTTCTCAACAGCCAGATCGAAACGATCCATCTGTTCAGGCTCAAGTTCCCACCACTTTTCAGTGGTATACTTTTTCTCCATGATCCAGTCTTGAATCCTGAAGGCACTTATATAGCTATAACCGTAAGGCCCAATGTAAACTTTCATATCAACATCCTACGTTATCATCAACTTCTTCGCCGAGAACATCTTTTGCACTATCTATCAGGACCTTCAAAAGCCCAATCTTAGCAAAAGCAATGACAGACTCCTGATCCATATCAAAAGTCACACTCATTGAACCGTCTTCGTTCTCATTGACACTCACAACTTCAATCTTAGCTGTATTTTTCACAAGATCATCATTCATGTTTCACCTTATCGGCAGTAACGTTCCCAAACTTCACGACCATATCGGTCATAACCTAACATTTCATCCCAACAACGGGGTTGGACAGGTCGACCCCATGCGTCATATGTCATTGCACCAAGAATACCTAGTGCTAGGCCACCAGCAACCCATGGAGCAACATTTCGATGATGATGTTGTCTTGGTGGTGGATTGTAACGATGACGATGATAATTCTGCGCTTCAGCCACAGTCATCATACCAAGTAGCGCGATTGATGCAACAAACATTCTACGCATGGGTTTCTCCTATTGGAGCGGAGTGCCAGTAACGCTCTGGTCCTCTCTAGCTTGGAAGGCTAGGGCACATCTATCTATACCAACTCCGCAATTCTTTTACTTCTTGGCGCGAGGCTTACGAACCTTCTTGACGACCTCAGCGGCATCAGCCATGTCGACCTTACCGTCCTTGTTTACGTCAGCAACCTTCTTGATTTCTTCTGCAACCTTGGCGGCCGCTTCGGCTCCAGGTGCATCAGCCATATCAGCCGAAGCAGGCTTTGGCCAGTATTTCCAAGCCACATAGCCTAGAGCACCAACCACAATCAATGTGATAATTAAGTCCATCTTATTTGTCTCCTACGAGTTTACTAATTCCATACAAATCTGGATACAGACGCTCCAAAATAAGCAGGGCATCCTTTATATATCCAGCCTTATAGCGCCAGATAACATCCTTCATTTCCAGAGAGGTACCACCTACATCATAACCACGATACTCAAGTTCCTTGATTAGATCCTCATCATCGAAGTCATCAAGTTCAACATCGACATAGACATTAGGCATGGCTTAGTTCCTCATTGACTTTATAATGGAAACCATATCATGTTCTGGTTCAAAAGTCAATATGTTCTTCATACGATTTACATCGGAAATCAAACAATCAACATCACCTGGTCGTCTATCATGGAACTCTAGATCAACATTCCGACCCATAACTTGAGATACGATATCAACCACCTGAAGAACGGAATAACCTTTACCTGTTCCGATATTACA